TTCGCTTTGGTCAGCACCGAAGATCTGGAGGGACTTAATCAAATAATGGTCAAGCAGTTGAAGAACAGATACAATGATCCTACTATGAATAAGAGATTTGTAGTTGGTATTGATAGATCTAAGATGAGATTATATGACTGTGAACAATCAGCACAGGATGATATAGTTGACGATAAGGACGGAGTAGAGTATAATAATTCTGAAGAATCTAAGGCAAAGTTTGATGACTTCAAGTTTTGATAAGTATACACAATTTGTAAATTCAGTTACAAGCACACCGTCTAAGGACTCTGATGCTTTCATCTATAGGTTACAAGAACTAGGTGGTGATGTAGCAATACAACGTTTGTTGACTGCTGCTGTTGGTATTAGTGCTGAAGGTGGAGAGTTTATGGAGATCGTCAAGAAGATGATGTTCCAAGGTAAACCTGCTAGTGAAGATAACATAGAGCATCTAAAGATAGAACTTGGTGATGTGTTATGGTATGTTGCTCAAGCATGTATGGCACTTGATATAAGTTTTGAAGAAGTTGCTGATATGAATATCAAAAAATTAGAGAAGAGATATCCTGAGGGACATTTTGCAGAGTTCTATTCGGAGAACAGGAAAGCAGGTGACAGATAATTATTGTTTTACCTGTCTTAAGATAGGTGATAAATTTGATGCAGGATATGTAAATAAACTGCAGAACATGGTGCGTCAATATTCTGATGCACCTTTCTTATGTTTTACTGATGACCCAACAGGTGTTGAGATGCCTTGTGTCCATATGGATGACAAGGTAGAACGTGACTGGGATAACTGGTGGCCTGTGTGGTGTAAGATAAAAATGTTCAACGCACCACAGTTAGAAGGGTTTGATAGAAAAATATTCTTTGACTTGGATGTAATCATTCATGGTGATATATCAAAACTATTAGATCATAGGTCACGTAGAAATACTTTTAGTTTGATACGGTCTGTTTGGCGAGGTAAAACATATCAAATAGCAAACCCAACCAAGTCATTATTCAATTCTAGTTGTATGGTGTGGAGTGATAATAAAAAAATATATGATAAGTGGATGCAAGACCCTAAAGGGTATGTTGCTAAGTATCATGGTACAGATGACTTCTATCACAATGAGAAGATAATACGTAAACCTCTACCTGATATATTTTATTCTTATAGGGAAGGTCATACAGACCAAGGAAAAAAATGGAATGAACCTATTTGGATGAAGATGTCATTAGATCATTCAATTGCTATCTTACATCAAGATCCTAAGCCACACACTCTAAATATTAAGGAACATCCTATAGTATTATATTGGAATGGCAGCAAACAAAGGTCTGCAATATGAGAATGCTGTCATGGCAGAAGCTTTGGCTAGGATATGGGAGCCTACTTTAGATGAAGAAAGAATGTTGTTAGAATATAGAAGTAAGGTTGAGGATAGTAACGTAGAAAATACTGCTAGGAGATTTATGGATAGGATATGGAATCTTGATCCTACTCAAGCAACTAGTAAGCAGTTCTATAGATCATTTAAAAAATTGGGTGGTGGTAGACCAGAACCAAAGACTGATATTTTATTCATAAAGAATGGACAGAAGTATAGATGTTCTTTGAAGTATGGTGGTAAGTGGCAGTTTAGTAGTGCTGGTATTCAAGGTAATATTACTTTAATGAATAGGATATTACAAAAGATTTCTATTTCTGGATCAGTAGGTGGTGTTGAAACTATTAGGATTGCTGAGTTGTTAGAATGGTTGCAAGATGAAATTGCATTACAACCTACCAAACAAGTCAAATCAGCTATATCACCTAGACTTGCTGCTTTGAAACAACAAGGTGGTACTAACGAACAGTTGGAGAGAATACTAGGTGGTAAAAAGAATGCACAATTAGATCCAATGTATTCAGCATTCAAGAGAGAATTTATTCGTGAGAATTTGACAGGAGGAATAGCCTTTGGTACTAATAATGATGCTTGTGCAAACTATGTTTTAGATATGGAGAACTTATATCCAATCACTGATGCCGTAGTAAATTCTTTACTAGATAAAGTATTCGTGGAACTTCGTTTGAAAGGTAGAGGTTTCGATCCAGGTGGATCAGGAGAAAGACTCAATGAAATTGTACTCAGGGTGGAGCAAACCAGTGAATAAATTTATCGACATATTGATTGAATCTTACACTATAAAACGTAAGAGAAAACAACTTGAACGAAAGGAGATTGAGGAGTTTATGCGCTTCTTTTTTTCATTGACTGAAACCGATGATAAATATAAACAAATGCAGACTTCTGGTCTGAATTACATTGATGAAAATCGTAAACAGATTTACAAAAAAATAAGTGAAGCAGTTCCAAACATTCATAACAGAAGCAAGGACTACCAAAGCATCCTCAGAAGCGAAGCGGCTAGGATTAGTAGGTGACGGTCATGGTGACTGGTACGATAGGCAAGGTAATCTAAAAGCAAAGACTATTGCTGGTGAACTGAAAATGTTCCAAGGCAGACAGAGTGCTGCTGATGAAGTAGGTAATGGTGGTACTGCTGAAAGAGGATTGGCAGCACCTCGTGCTACTCTTGCAAAAGATATTGTAAGTAATCTAGGTTTAGAACCTAAACCACAAGGAACTGCTACAGGATCTTCAGTAGTCCCTGCTGAAACTCAAGCAGCAATGGCTGCTGCTAAGAGTGCTGGACCTTTAACTATTGCTTTTGATAAATTTGATGATGAAGGAATTGCTAGTAATATAATTTCGACTGTAGAAGAACTTGCTAAAGATACTCCTTACTACATATTCCCTAGTAGAGATACTGACATTGATGAATTGAAAGATGCTTATCCTGAGATCAGTGAATCCATTATTGATGACAAAAATGCAGAGACAATCTTTGATGTCTTGCAATCATTATATGAAAATGGGTTTGATGCAATTAATATTGTTGTCAGAAAGTCACGAGCAAAGGCAATAACTGAACTTGCCTATGAACAGAACGGAGAACTTTATCATTATGTTATGTTGAATGTTATCCCTGCTGAAGAAAGAACTATTAGAGAACAGTATATTGCTGGAGATTTATTTCAGTTAGGATCTGACATTGAATATAATAAGAGACTTGGTAAGGTTATTAGAAGAGGTGCAAATCATCTTATATGTTTAGATGAAGCAAAGGAAATGTTTAGATGTTGGATATCAGATGCTAAAGAGGTTAGTGCTTTTCATTTACCAGTAGATTTCTAAGTAACTAAATAACAAGGTATAGAGAAGATTTGTGACATGAATCCCTGGACTGCAAGCTTTGAAGAGCATCGTCAGAATATACTTGGCGAAGCTAAAAAGAAATCCGATAAGAAATCATCAGAGCGTTGGCAAGATGATGACTGCGATGGGAAGTGGTATGAGAAAAGTGATGTAGATGGTAAGATCTCTGACAGGGAAAAGAAAGAGAAGAAGAAACATTACAAAGAAAATAAGGATTGTTGTAAGAAGTGTGGTTCATATGAGCATACAACAAAGGAGTGTACTATAAAGGAAGGTATCGAAGATATCATTGCACGTCTAGAGAAGAAGCGTATTAGTAAGGGTGGAGATCCAGACAAATCACCTTTAGGTAAGAAGACTGGTAGAGCAATGAAAGCTCAACAGGATAAAGTGAGAAAGAAAACTAAGAAAAAAGTAAAGTCTGAAGAAGTAGAAGTAAACCATATTGATGGTAGTACTACTCAGATTGTTGATATAATAAAGGCTCCTAAGATGGTTGCTGCACCTAGATTATCTAACTGGAAGGAGGAGATGCATTGGGATGAAGCATTGAAACCTGAGCCGTTGAAGATAAAGGAGGGTGGTGTAAAGAATAAGATTCAGATAAATCCTGAAGTAAAAACTGAAGGAGTATTATCAGACGTAGGTAAGAAGAAAAAGAAAGAGTCAAAGAAGCATGAGTACCCTGCTGGTGCTAGTGGTGGAGATGCTGGTGCAAAGGCAAAGAAGAAAATGAAGAATAAGGAAAGACATAAGTATGTCAATGATATTAGAGATTTTGATGAAGAGATTACCTTGACTAGAGGTGACTATGGTTCTAGGAATGTAAAAGGTTCTGCTTGGAATACTGCAGCTAGTAAAGGTTTCAAAGGATATAAAGCAGGTGGTGGTCTAACATCTCAATTCAAGTTAGCAGACTCATATGAGATAGACGAAAAAAAAAAATTAGCGATTACTTCGCCACTTATAGACCGAGTTTCAAATTGGTCTAAGACTAAGATAAAGGAGAGTGCTATTCAGCAAGCTGCTACTTCATTAGCAACTAAGTCTGTTGAGAATAAAAAGAAAGCAGTTGGTGCTCTAACTAAAACTACTGAAGAGGTTGTTGATGAGGGAGCAGGTGAGTGGGTACAAAAAAAACTTACGCAAGTAGATAGTGCAGTTACCAAGGCAGCTAACACTAAAGTTGGGAAACCAATTGCAGGTGCTCTAAAGACAATCTTTGGTCCATCGAGGTCAGGTGACGGTGGATCCAATAGAAAATCTGCTACTAAAGCAACTCATGGAAAGACATGGGAACATCATGAGAGAGATGCTGATGGTAAGGAAATACCACATGATGTAACTGAAGCAAAAGTAGATGCAGGTAAGAAACCAGAAGAAAAAGAAGCTGCAAGGAACAAACGTAAGTTTGGTACGAGTCACAATCAAGCAAGTACTGGTGCATTAAGAAGGTCTCTTCACAAGATCAAACGTGGAGATAAAAAGACTAAAGGTGAAAAGAATGATTGGAGAGAAGAAGTATCACTTGATGAGAAGAAGATCAAGTGGTCTGTCAAAGGAGGTAAGAAGGATGTAAAGGATATGTCTAAAGATGTTGGTAAGGCAAAGGTTGACTATAGAATGCTTGCACAATCATATACTCCAGAGATTACAGTAAATGGTACTGCATTAGATGAGAGATTAGGTGGTAAAGGATACTCTAAGAAAGCAACTAAAGGAGGTGGTGATTGGCCAGACTCTGATAGAGGTGAAGGTAACAAAGCAAAGAGAAGATCAGGTGGTAAGGTAGTTGCAAAGAGTCCTACTTATCTTGCTCATGTCAAGAATAAGAAAAAGGTAAAGTCTGAAGAAGTAGTACTTGAAGCAGATAGTTTGTCAGGACAAGTTTCTAGATGGGAAGCAGCTCGTCAGAAAAGGATGAAGCAACGTCAATCTTATGAGCGTCCTCATTGGATTCCAAGAGATCAGGATCATGAAGATAACTGGGGATCAAGTAAAGGTGAGAAGAAGAAGCCGCAGAAAAAGGTAAAGGAAGAAATTGAGCAAATAGATGAGAAGAATAAATATGCAAAGGTAACTGGTAAGAATCTAAAGCATAACAAGGTACAACCTAAAGGTGGTACTGCTAAAGGTGATTCAGCATTCAAAGCTGTAGTTGCTCAGATCAAGAAAAAACATGGTAGGGCTGCTCTACTAGGTGGTGAAGGTCAGAACAAAAAGAAGAAAGGTGAGAAAGGTAGGAAACAGGTTGGTGATAGAAAGGGTACACCAGCAGACACAATTGCAAGAAGAAGACAATCCAAAGCAGATGCTGATGCTGCTATGAGAGACACCAAAGGAACCTAGACATGAAAACTTTTAAACGATTCCAAGAACAAACTGTGGGTGAAAGTGTAGAAGCAATGTCAAAGTTGCAAACTGCAAATAAAAAACATCTAGGTATACAAGACAATCCATTCAATCTTCCTGACATTCAGGCAGCAAATAATGCAATACTTAAAAAGCAAGGTCTAGGACATAGTATGACTGCTGATGGTCAGAACATTAACTATGGTGCAACTGCAAGAGCTCAATTTGATAAGGTAACTAAAGCAACGCAAGATCCAAATAATGCAGCTAAGTTGAAAGCGATGGGTACTGATGCTGAAACTATGAAGAGAACTGGAGATGAACTAGGTCGAAAAGCTGAACGTGAGATCAACAAATATACACCAGGTACATTTGCTCATCAGGCAGATAAGGTTGAGAAAGAGATGGAATTCAATACTAAAGGATTAAAACCGAAGAAGAACACTGGTTTCAAAATAGGTACGTTTAACTAGACATGAAAACTTTTAAACAATTCCAAGAACAAACTGTGGGTGAAAGTGTAGAAGCAATGGGACATTTGCAAGCTGGAATGAAGAAGCAGTGGGGTATAAAACCTAATCCATATAATGATGCAAAGATTCAAGCAGACAATAATGCAATACTTGCAAAGCATAGGATGGGAACGGATGAAATAGGAGGAAGTATGTCAATGACTCGTGATGGTCAGAACATTAACTTTGGTGAATTTGGAGGAAGTCTTGCAAAACAGGTTACTAATAAGGCAATTGGTTCTGTAGACACAGCAACTTCCATAGCAACAGATCCAAAACATGCATCAAAATTGAAATCACATGGTACTAATGCTGATGAGATCAGAAAAGGAGCAGGTGAATTAAAATCTACTATTCAAAGAGGAGGAAATGAAGCAGAGTTCAATATACGACGTGGTATCAACCAATATATACCAGGCACATTTTCTCATCAAGCAGTAGGAGTTGAGAAAGATATTCAAATCAATACTGCAAAAGCTAAAGCAGATGCTAATAAGAATAAGAGTGGTATCAAATGGGGTGTGAATTAGCCTATATAATTTACGATATTTGAAACGTTATGATTAATTTCTTAATGCCTATAGCGATTAGCATTATCAATAAGGCAGTTGATAAGATACCTGATGATCTTGATTCTGTAATCAAGGACTTCGTTATCAAGTTGCTGAAGAGAGCAGCAGCTAAGTCTGAGAACAAATTGGATGATGAACTAGTTGCTGCTGTAGCAAAGGCACTGCTAGAGTCTTGATCTCATAAATATTCACACACTAAGGACTAGAACAAATGGCACTTTGGGGAGCGAGTGATTCAGACGAATCAAAACCTAAGAATTTAACAACTGCTGAGAAGAAAGAAGTATTTGCTAACGCTACTGGTTGGGTACGTGAGGCTGGTTCTACCTGGAGTGGTAATAATAATACTGATGCTGACGTAGAAGTATTAGTTGCGGTTAGTGGACTAGCAGTTTCACTTGGTGCTGCTGATGTTACTGAAGTAGAGTGGATTACAAGTGAGGCTGATAGGTCTGCTGGATTTACTCTATCTGTTAGAGTTAGATACAACGAGGCTGTTACAGTTACTGGTAACCCAACACTTGCAGTTACCAACGGAAACCAAGGTACTGGATCAGGTCGTGGACCACATACTCTAGTCTATGCTAGTGGATCAGGTTCTAACGAATTAGTATT